TTGCCATTAATTATAATAATTTGATGAGAAAACCAATGTTAAACCATTGTATAAAAACACAAAAAGAATTATAATAAAACATTAATATAAACGATTTTTATAAATTTAGTATTATAAATTTATAAAAGAGCCCTTATATCGCTATAAATATTTAATACAGAATAAATGGACTTATAATATTTTATATATTTCTTTAACTCTTTTTTAGAATATAAGGAACTTATTATTTTATATTCTATATCATTTATTTTATAATGGTTGTATCTTATAATATTACTTTTTAATTTATTTCTGAAATGTTCGATACTCTTTTTATAACAATCGCCATTATTATCATCATATATATTAGATTTATCAAAATAATAAAATATATCTTCTAATATATATATAAATTCATCTATATCGTAATAGAATCTTTTAATAAAATCTAATTCGCATAAAATATCATTTTCATTAATTTTTATACAGTTTTTAATATTTCTATGATTATTAATATTATCATTTTCTTCTATATATATTAAGCACTCTAATATTCTATCCATACATGTTATAATATTTCCTATGAAGCTACAATATTGTGACGAACTTCTAGTAATAAGACTTGTGCTTTCTTTTATTTCATCCTTTATTTTTTGCTCACTGTTTGAATCCATAAATATTATACAATCTATATAGAAAAAATTTTTAAATATAGATTTTTATTTTTTCAACCAATCTAAATTTTTTTTCTAAATATAATAATATATAAATATGGTTTCAATAGTAAAGGAAATGCACAAAATTTCAATCATGAGGGTTTATGTATCTAATAAGATTATTAATTTAAAAATGAATTGTTATGGGCAAGATAGTTTAGATTTAATAGAGTTAAGAAAACAATTAAAATTATTCAATATATTATATAAAAAATTGTATTATATATATGATAATGGAGATTATGAAGAAGAATGTGATAATTATTATAAATCATTTGACAAAGATAAAGGAGCTTTAACAGATAAGGAAGAAGAAGAAATAATAAACAATATTAATATATATTTTAATAAATTTAAAAATCTATTACCATCATCCAAAGAAATAAAGCAAAAACCAAAAAGAGGGATAAACAATAATAATATAATAAATCATATTAATTATTTAATTGATAATGATGATAAAGAAGTTGATAAACTTATATTAAATGCTATCAAAGAAGTAAATATTTAATATATTAATCTTATATTAAATATATATAATTTATAAAATAATATAGATTTTTATTTTTTCTAAAATAATATAGATTTTTATTTTTTTTCAGTCAATATAAAAATTTTTTTCTAAATCTAATATATATTATTATGAACGGTCAAGAATTAAATGACTTAGAAGTTTTATTAAACGAACAAGAACAACAAGAACAAGAACGCAATGACAGATACGAACTTTTACAGAATTTTATAAGCAAAGATGAGTTCCAAATTAAAGAAATAGTAATTAAATATACACAAAATTGTTTTATAACTGGTTTAAGCAAAGAGCAAGAGGTTATATATTATGATAAAAAAACATGCTTGTGGAAATATGGAATGATAGGTATATTATATGATAGTATAAGAGATTTATTATTATCAAAAGTTAATAGTTTAATAAGTGGTTATGTAAATGATGATAGCGATGATGGTATAAGCTATTTAAAAAAGCTTACAAACGCAAAAGAAAAATTAAAAACATTGAAATATATTAAATCTATCACAGAAAACGCAAGAGCTAAATTATATAATCCAGAGCTACTTAAAAAACTAAATAAAATGGAACACTTATTACCAATTAATAATAATAAATGCATTGATTTTAAGGAATTAAAATTAATTAATAGACGCAGGGAGCATTATTTCACTTTTAATATAGATGTAGATATGACAAATGAACAATTAAAAAATACTAATAATGTACATATTAATAAATTTATATCAGAAATTATGAGCGGTGATAATGAAATGATTAACTTTTTACAAATAATAAGCGGTTACATGGCAACAGGTGAGATGACAATGAGAAGCATATTTTTATTTTTAGGTAAGGGTGCAAATGGTAAGAGTTTATACGAGTCTTTATTATCTAAGGCATTAGGCCAATTATCAAAAGAAGGTGACAAGCGTATATTAGTAAAACATACCAATAAAGCAACACATAGTGAATATTTAGCAGCCTTAGAAAATAGCAGACTTGTTGTAGTTGGTGAAACAGATGAAGGAGAACAACTAAACGAAGCATTAATAAAAAAGATTACAGGCCAAGATAAAATAAACATTGAAAGAAAAGGACAATTACAAAAAGAACTTGCCCCAAATAGTAAAATATTATGCTTAACAAATAGAAAATTAATGTTTGACTCAAAACAAGCCTCTTTAATTGATAGATTCGTGTATGTCCCGTTTGATAGCAGATTTGTAGATTTTCCAAATAAACCAAACGAATATAAAAGAGATGTTAATTTAGGACCAAAGTTATTAAATGAATATTTCTATGAGTTTATAGCATGGTTATCACAAGGAGCTAATAAATATTATAAATACAGTATGAAAAGCGAACCAATACCAAGACCAAAGAAGATGCAAGAAGAAACCAAAAAATATTTAAATGAATTAAACAGTGTAAAATGCTTTATGGAAGAATCATATATAAGAGTTAAAGAATATGACACAGACAAGAAGAAAGATGTGCCAAGAGTGTTTTTGGATGATTTATACAAAGAATATATATTATATTATAATCAAAATATTAAGGGTGGTAATATGGACACTAAGGGAGATTTTAAAAAGAAGTTAGAAGAAGAAAATTATAAACTTGAAAAATACGGCAAATTATCTGTTATATGGGTTAAAAACAGTAATGAAGAAATAGAAGATGATGAATAATTTAATATTAATAAATATTATTAATATTAATAATTAAAATAAAGGTAAATTAAATTCGTCTTCTTGGTTTTCTGGTTTATATTCTAACATTAATAAATTATTTATCCTGTTTCCGACTTGTTTATATGCGTTTTCAATTTCTTTGTTAGAGTATCCAATATCCTGAATATTTCTACCACTTCTTATTTTATTATATTTTACATATGGTTTCCTTCCTTCTCTTCTTAACACAATTCGCTGTAATACATCATAGTTTTTTTTAGGTTGTGGTGCAGTTTCCAATATATACTTATCATTGTCTTTATATATATTTTTAATTTTATTATTTAATTCTTCTACTAATCTAGGGGCGTTATATTGTCTATATCTTCTTTCATTATTTTCAATTATTGCCTCTGAATTTTGGGAAGCCTTGTAAGCTTTATTATACGCCTTTAACATTGCTCTTAATTGTCTTGTTGTTAATTCATTTACATTTAATCTTGTAACCATTATATATAATTAAATAAGATAATTATATATTACTAATATCTAATAAAAAATTATCATCTAAATCAGCAGTTGGTGTTTCAATTTTAGCCCTTAAATGATAATCTTTAATAGTTCTATTAATCTTTTTTTTAGGTTTTTCACATTCCTCTTCAACATTTTCTTTCATTAATTTTTTATAATAGTATAATTTACTTCTAAGATTCCTTATTTCCTTTTTAAGTTCTGTTATTTTGTCATTTTCAGTTTTAAAATAAACCTTTTTAGTTGTTTTTGTTGTTACTTCCATATATTATATTATATATTATATGTTTAGAAAAAAATTATATAACTGTTGTTAATTTTTCCATAATTTTATTATCCTTATTAACCTTCTTAGATGTATATTTATAATATTCTCCTCCTTTCTTATATTTGTTTTTACTTTTAGTTTTATAATATAATTTATAATGCTCAATATGGCATATTTTACAAACATTACGAGAGTTATAAAATTCACTTAAATCTCTTTCTAATCCACACTTAATACATTTTTTTTTATTTTGTTTTGGTTGCTCTATGTTTTCATTAATATTTATAGTTACTAAATTAATAATTCCAATAGTCATTATATACATTATAATAAGAAAAAATTTTAATTACTATATTAAAATTTTAAATTCTATATTTAAAAATTATTTTAATAAATAACAACCTTTTTCATACATTACATAATTCGGTGCTCTTTTATGAATCATGACCCACCTAGAAGGCAATGAATATATTTTATCAATATTAGCTTTATCAAGCCCTACGTATTCTTTTAAAAATCTATTGATATGATACTTGTCACCCATACCAGGAAAAAACACAACACAAGAAGATTCAAGAAGACTCATTTTTGTAGCTTTATTATTTGTCATATTATGGGCTGTGGTTAATATATATATATTATGATGTCTTCCAACTTCTAAAATTGCGTCTCTTAGGTTTCTCACATTATCAAGCAATTTTTTATCATTCAAAGTATCAATATCGTCGAATAATACTATACTATCTTTTAATTCTTCTACATCGATCGGGTCATCTAATAAATCTTCATTTAATGCTATTCTATTAGGTTCCATATCATCGAGCGCTTCATCGTCTTCAACCTTACTAAATATATAAAATTCTTTATCAGGGTTCATTTTTAAAAACTCTCTTATATATTTTGAGGCAAAAAATGATTTTCCAGAACCTTCTGCACCAGCTATATAATAACAATCTCTTTTATCTGTTCTAGGTAATGGTTGAAGTGTTCCATCGGGTATAATTATTTCATCTCTTTTATCATTCATTGCGTTTTTAAAATCCTTTGTTAATTTATTAATATTCTCTAATACTTTAAATTTAGGATTGGTAATTTTAATTTTAATAGTTTTCTCATCATCGTCACTATCGTCATCTTGTTCTACTAAATAAACTTTCTTATTATTGTATCTTCCGCCAACTATTTTGGCAATAGCACGACCATCTTTTTTTAAAGTTAAATAAGGCATTATTATATATTATATATATAAAATAATTTTTATTAAATAACTAAATTTTATTAAACTTAGTATTTTTTAATAATGTAGTTATATAGTATTTTAGCCTCTTCGTCTGTTAAGTCTTCTATTCTTCCACCTTTACCGAGTAATTTATTTATAACGGCAGCAGCAGTAGTTCCGATTTTAGCAATAGTTCCTACATGTTGGGGTAATTCCTCGTGTAAATCTTTTAAGTCTTGAAATAGGAAATTTTTAACATCTTGATTATATAAACCTTGGCCTTCTAATAAATACTTAATAAAGAACTGGCAATTATTATTAAAAGCATCGTATAAAAAGAATCTTTCATTTCCAACATTTCTTAAAGCATCATTAAGTATATCGTTTATAGTGAATTTGGCTCCTCTTAATTGAACATTTTGGACTTCTGTTGTGTCTTTTGTAGCATAGTTAGTTGAAATATTAACAACTTCGTTCTTTTCCATTATAACGTTCTTTAATGTTCTACCATCATTTACGGTAGCAACTAAGGCAAGATGGAATAATTTATCGTAACCATATTTACGTTGTAATTCTGCAAATTTACCAAATGAAATAACATTTAAAGCCGCTGGAATCAGCCAATTAACTGGAGTCCTATATATATTTAGTTCTAAAACTTCAAATTGTCCGTATTTCTCTTTTGTTTCCCTACTTAAATTATTATAATCTAATCTAGGACTGAAAAACTCACGAACCTTTGACCCAATATCGCTAAATATATTACCACCTTGTTCTTTTCTACTTTCTAGAATTTTATTAATTTCGTTAATATCGTTATTGAATTTTATTAAATCTAATTCGTCTTTATTTGTTTTTTTCTTTTTGTTTATTAATTTATTTATTTTTTTAGTAATGTTTGTTCTTTCAGCTATTAAACCTTGAACTGTTTTCTGTTCTCTTGTTTTCTTTTCTAATACCTTCATTCCTTCAACTACTTCTTTAATATTTTCAACTGGTTCTTTGTTTTCAATCATATTATTTATAATAATTTTATTATTTTCATCACCCTTCGCAACAACATCAATAACATCGTTCAATTCATTTAAATCTATAATAACACCAGGTTCTACTCCTATTGGTATTCTTTCAGCTCCTTTTTCAATTATCTTTTGTTTTGGTTGATATTTACGACCGAACCCTGGTTTTGCTCTTGTTTTTGGATATCTACGCTTTTTAGTTTCTTTGACTCTTATTTTTCTTTCAGTTTTTAAAGGTATATTAAATTTATTTTTTAATTCCATAACTAATTTATAATTAACATCTTTATCTTTAACTAACTTCGGTTTTTTGTATAAATATTTTTTGATTTCCATATATTTATTAAATGCTTGTTCGTCGCTTCCTAAAATTGTTTTCATTTCATTATATATATCTTCATTAATATTATTATTAAATATCCTACAACGTTTTTTATTATTTTTAGTTCCATAATACAAACAAGTTGAACCTCTTTTAAGTCCTTGACCTAATTTACCACCACAAAGACAGCTATCACAATTACACTTCATTATATATAATAAATAAATAAAATATTTATTATATTATTAGCAATAATAATATCTATTTCTTCTTAAAGATGTATATTTTTTTAATCCTTTCTTTGCTTTTGCTTTCTTTGCATTTGTTTTCTTTCCTTTCTTTCTTAATCCTTTCATAATACCACCCATAATTAAACCACCATACATACCTTCACCTTCTGCTTCAATTCTAGTCATAATTCTATCTAATGCCTCATTTTTTTCTTGTGTTGTCAAAGGTTCCCCAGTTTTATTTTCTATACTTTCAATAACGTCATCTTTTATTTCACTTGTTGAATTTTCCACAACCTTATTTTTCTCTGGTTCTGATAAACCTGATTCTTCGACGGTTTGAACAACATTATCTATTTTTTCAACTGCTTTATTAACTTCTTGGTCGACTACTTTGTCTTTAACAGATGCATTGGCAGATACTAATTCCATTACTGGATTTATTTGTTTTCTAGTCAATGCCTTCATTCCAGTGCTTTTTCTTGGTTTTCTTTGTTTTTTTGGCATAACCATATCCATATCTGTCCCCATATCTCTGGATGCTTTTTGAACTTGTGAAATAATTAAACCAGGATTTGCTAAATATGCTTGATATACTGAATGTTTTGCACCATTTTTACCATATAATTTAGTTATTTCAACTGGTTTCATACCAGGGTGTAACAATCTCATATGATATAAAAAGTCTTGCCATGTGTTAAATTTTGGAGCTCTCTTTCTTTTACTAGATTTAACAACTTTAACACCTGTTTGTTTTAAAACGTTTTTATATTGGCTCTTTTTAGCACCACCCATCATTAATCCACCCATACGAACACCGCCCATACTAAGGCCATTGGTTTTAATACCAATGTCTTTAATAGACCCCATGTCTTTTTCTCTTGCTAATTTTTGTAACATCTGTTTCACTCTTAAATGATATTCAGAATCCATAATATATTATATATTATATATTATTTTTTGTATATTAAAATTTTATATTATTATATTAATTATCTTTATTAATATTATATGTCTTATATACAATTAGGAAACAAATTATATAAAGTTGAAAAATCTAAAAAGAAATATAAAAAATACGATGTTTATATATTAACAAATAAAAATAAATTAAAATATTTATTAAGTTATGGGGATAATAGATATCAACACTTTTATGATTATTTAAAAAAATGGTCTCATTTAAATCATAATAATGAGGAAAGGCGTAAAAATTACAGAAGACGTCACTCTGCTATGTCTGGTAAAAATATATATAATCCTTCTAAGGCTGCTTTTTGGTCTTATTGGTTTTTATGGTAATATATTAAACGAAATGTGTTAAAAATGTCACAACACTATCGGGGTCGGTATGTTGTTTCTTAATAAGTTTTATATATTTAGTTAATGGCATCTTTCTTGCTATTAATCTGACACAAACGTGACGGCCGCAAGTTGAAACTGTACGCCCTTTATCTGTATATTTCTTTTGTAACGGTGTATGGTTATATTCTACTGGTCTGTTACTATTATATAATAAATATGTTAAATGTGGATAATCTTGATTGGATACCTTACGAAAATTAGACTTAATTTGCTTCAATTGGTCGTCTATAATAGTCCCATAACTGTCAAAAAATTCTATTTTGCCGTTATCATGTTCAAAAACACAAACCCAATGACCGAAATTTTCTTTTGTTAGATATAATAAAACTAATGCTTTATGCTCTCCCATTGCATCAAATATACTCTCACAGTTTGTAAGCTCTGGATATGTCATAAGATTACATTTATAATTTAAAAATTTTAATATATCAGCTCCTGAGAACGCTTTTTCATGTAATAAATCAATATATTCCTCAACAGAGTCCATATAACTCTCGTTTTCATTCATATATATAATAATTAATATATAAAATATTATATATGGAAAAAGTCCCTGATAAAATTATAGACAAAGATTTATATATAAAAGTTAGAAGACAAATAAAAAAGCTATATCCGAAACACTCAGCATATAGGTCAATGCTTATTATTAAAAGATATAAGCAATTAAACGGAAGAATCGATGAGACTAAAAAATCTGGGTTGAAGAGATGGTTAAAAGAAGATTGGAGTGTTGTTTATCCTTATTTAAAAGAAGGTAAAAAAGTAAAATGTGGAGATAAAAGATATATTAAAAAAAGCGCTTGTAGGCCTTTAAAAAGAGTATCAAAAGAAACGCCAATAACTTTAAGCGAATTATTAAAAGTATTTACACCGCAACAGATTTTAAAAGCAATTGAACCTAAAAATAAACACCCGCAAGATTATATAATGGATTGGCGGAATTTAAAAGCTAAAAAGAAAAATATATAGACTAATAATATATATGGTTTATAAATATGATAAAGAAAAGAAAAAGGAATATAATAGGCGATATTTAGAAAAATACGCGGAGCAATTAAAAGAACAAATTGAATGCCCAGTGTGTGGCATTATGGTTTGTAGGTATAATTATAGTAATCATCAAAAAACGAAAAACCATTTATTTTTTTTAACTATAAAAGAAATGTTAAAAAATATATAAATATAATATTTTTTATATATAAATATTATATATTATTATGAGTTTAAACAAAATTTCAGACGCAAACCAACCAGCAAAATATTTAAATCCCAATGTTGGCTCTCTTACTCTTTCCGGTTCAAATGTTTCAGGATATTCACCAACTAATTTAAATTATTATGAAGAAATAACAGGCAATTTAACCTTTAACGATGCTTCTGGTGTTTCAATTAGTGGTTTTTCAATTGCTTTCCAAGCTCAAAGAATTGGTAATTTCTGCCAATTTAGTATCTCAAATTCATCAGTATTTACTCCTACAAATGTAGCTGCTTTTATAGATTGTAATAATTTCACAAGTGTTGTACCTGCTAGATTTAGAACAGGATTAAATCAAACAATCATGTGTTATACTCTTGCTAATACTACAAAACGTGTAGGCAGTCTCGAATTTAATGTTAATGGTATAAGAATTAATGCCGAATATAATCAATCTGGAACATTTGTAAATGCTCCTCCTGGAAATTTATTCGGCGGTGCTACCGTTAGTTATAGAGTATAAAAAATATAATATTATTTATATATAATAATATTATAATGAGTTTAAACAAATTAAGCACATCAAATAACCCATCGCCATATTTAAGACCAATGTTAGGCGGATTATCTCTTTATAATAATAATGTTAATGGATATATTCCAACAGAATTAACCTATTTCGAACAATATAGTGACCTAAATATTCACATGGTAGATGAATTCGGAGGAGCAATAGCCCAAGCATTTCACCTTAATATTCAACGTATAGGGGATTATATATATTTATTTATGAAATGTCCAACAACATTTAATGTTGTTAATACTTGTACTTATATTGAAATTATGAATGGTATTATTCCAGTAAGATTTAGACCGAAAGAAGAATATTTAATAAGTGGATTAACGGATAACGGAGACCCTAAATTACATATAGGAAAGATACAATTATTTATAAATGGTAATATAAGGATATTTTTGGATTATGAAAAATCTAAAAAATGGGATAATGCTAAAAATAATAAATTTTATGGATTTAATGCTATTTATAGAATTTAATAATATTTAAAATAAAATATTATTAATTTTAAAGTCTTCTTTTCATTTGTTTTCTAGACATCATTCTACCACCTTCTAAAAGAACACCGCCAGAACCGTAACCGAGAGTTTCAATAACATCGGCTACTTTTGGAGCAGCTCTTAAAGCAGTTTTAGCAAGAGGAGCAACAACAGGTAAAGCAGCTCTTGCGATATTGGCAAGCATAGGTAAGAAACCACCATAAACATCGGTAGTTCTCTTCCATTTAATTTTCTCGTCTACAGGGGTATTCACTACATCAGAGTTATTGAAAACACCAACTTGATGAGACATAGAACCATTGACAATTTGGGCAACACCTTCATTTACAACAACAGCCCAGAGTACATAGTTGATATTTCTAGTAGAGTTTGTATTTCTTATTCTTGCTTGGAGGCCTAATTGGAAATTACCAATAATACCAGCTGCATCAGTTTCGTTTAAACTCATATCCTTAGAGAAATCAATGGCTAAAACAGAACCGACATATTTAGACCACTGAGACCATGCCATATCACAACCATTAGCAACTGATAGATTATATAAATCTTGTTGTGTAGCAGTTGATAATAAACCAACTTTATTATTAAATGTAAGACTTATATTTTCTATAACACCGAAACAATCCGTCTTATTAACACCACCGTTAGCAAATAATAAATCATTGAGGTTTTCACGAGCGAATACATACATTCTTCTAGGAATTGTTTTAAGTTGAACGGAATTTAATACAAGCGTTTGAGAAGCACCAGAGTTGATAGTTTGAGCTGCAGAAGAATAAGGGACGATTTCAAAATATGGATAAATACTTCTATCAGGAACAGGTACATCCATGGGTAAGCTTTGGAAGTTTAATAACACTGCGAAATCTTTAAGAATAGCAGCAGAAGTTGTAGAAATAGTGGAGGCACCGGCCGCTGAGTTATTATGAGACCATATAGCAGAGATTAATTCGGAGAAAGATACAGTCATTGATAAATTTTGGACACCTATGAAACCTGCTTCATCTTCGTTTGAATAATTGAAAGGTGAAATAAAAACGGGTTCGGTTACTGTGAATGTTACTTTTTGAGTAGTCGGAGCACCAGGGGCAACAGGAGCAACAGATAAATCGATATCTAAATCAGAAAAACCACCTCTAGCACCTTCTGGCATTGATGTTTCACCATAACCACCAAGAGCGTTTTTAGCAGAACCACCGAAAAATGGATTTAAAAAGTCGTTATATTCTTGATATTGGTCTAAGAAAGAAGGAGTTGTGGTAAAATTATTCATTTCCATCTTTAAAGGATTGTGATATCTAATAAAAGCAGGCCAGTATTGATTTAATACATTGCTATATTGGTCGTTGTTAATAGAAATTTGGAGGGTGTTAATAGTTCTGGCAATTGGAAAAGCTCTAGGAGCATCTAAACCAGGTTGAATAATTCTGCCATTTGCACCAGCTAGACCTGAAAAATTGATTTCATAACTAGCTCTAAAATAAGCTCTCTTATTAACTACTATATCTCTACTAGGAGGGTTACAGCTTATTGTAATTTGATTATTATTAACATTTTGAGCTGGGAAAACTTGATAAGTGTTATCCTTTGAACCTTTTGCGATTGCGTATTCTTTACCAACATTTATATTAATTGTTGGTGTTAAAACTTTTCTTAACGGGACTTGAACTAATGATAAACTCATAATTAATATATTATTTATATATATAATTATTTTTATAATTATATATTTTTTTTAATATTTTTAATAATTTATATTTTAAAAATTGGTTTTGCTTTCTTTTCGAACAAGAATTTAATACTCATACCATTACCAAAAGCTGGAACGAATATATTATGTAAAATACCGTCTGAATCTTTCCAATAAACGCTAACATCGAACATATTAATAGGATTAGTTCCCTTTAAATCTATTCTTCTATATTCCGCAGTAGGTGTATAAGTATATGTACTTCTAATTTCATTACCACTTGATAATGGAGGTTCGAAATCTGTTAAAATACGTAAGAAATCATCACTTGACTGCACAGTGTTAGAAATAGTAGGTGTATATTCTTCTTTAACTGGTATAAGATTAGATAATAAAACTATACTCTTAACATTAGACCATAAATAAGTCGTTTGATAATCTTGTTTAATTTCTAATAAATTACATTGTTCAAATTTGGCCTGAATAGAAGCATTTGTAGCAGTTGCTGCATTGCTTAATGTCATTTGATTAACATTAACATATAAAACAGTTGTACCTGGAACAATACCAGCACCGGATATAACAGCTCCAGATAAAGCCGGTGTAAATAATCCAGCAGATGTTATTGTCGTACTTGTGTTAGTTGTTCCAATATCTAAAAATTGACATTCACAATAGCAATTATTTTTTGTTTGTTCTAAAACGAATTCAATATTTTTACCATTTGGAACAGCAATACCGAAATCACCATAAATAACGTTAAATGATTCGAAAAAAGAGTATAGTCTATCATTCATATATATTCTAATATTATTTAAATATTGAGGTTGTATTATTAAACTAACTAAATATGAAGTATTATTATATATTAAATATGGGGCTGCTGTTGCAGAATTACCTGGATTTGCTGCCTTTAAATTATTAAATGCTGTTTGAAAAGCGGTATTAATCATATTTATAAAACCTTGGAAAGAATACTGATAATAATATTCCTCGGATGTTGAAGGTACTGTTACATTAGCTGAAATAAAAGTCACAAATGTTCTATAATCGTTTGCTCCTAATGATAATGTTACGGAAAATTTAGTATTATCCACAACTCTTGAACCTTCCGGACCAGTATTAGGATAAATAAATAAAGGTATATATTCACCTGGTATTGATGCTCTTAATACACTTAAATGGTATTCTTCTGGGATTTCTATAATTGGGTCTGCTCTTCTATCTATAAATGTAGCTGGTATGGGTCTTGGATTTACTGCGTCTCTTTTAATTTCTATATTATAATAAATATGGTCATCTTTTGCCTTTATAAACGATGATGGAATATTTAAATTTTGATAACTTTGAAACATAATAATATATATTACTGAAAGAATATTAATATTATATTAATAATTTTTAGTTAAAATAAAAAAATTTATATAATTTGCATTTTCTATTCCCATTATATATAATGACTAAAATAATTAAAAGAAATTTTTATTTTTCATATGTTGGTGGTAAATCAAAAGAGTTAAAATATATTGAACCGTTATTTGACCCTAAAAAGTTTAAAACATTTGTCGAGCCTTTTTGTGGTTCGTGTCAATTCTCTATCTTTTGCTTTAATAAAAATAAAAAATCTAATATCGTAATTAATGATATTGATAATAATTTATATTTATTTTTAAAAGATGTTAAAGAGAATAGTTTTAAAAATTATGTTAAGTTTATAAATGATAATTATAATCACGAAACAACAAAGGAACAATATAATGAAGTTTTAAAGGAAACTAATATTAAAACATGGGTTTATAAAAAGAAAATTTACGCTATACGTGAGGGGTTATTTCCAACGAAAAAGAAGATTAAAAAATTAGAATATAATGAATATAAAGATATTGATAAATTTATTATGAATGCTAGAGTGGAATTAAATAATAAAGATTATAAAGAAATTATGGAAAAATACAAAGATGATGAAAAGGCTTTAATATTCTTAGACCCTCCGTACTTCTTATCTCATAATGAATTTTATAAAACAAAAGGCAGTGGATTTGGTGGTTCTGAAATGAGTAAAATAGAGTTTATAGACCCGACAATAGAATATATATATATTCGTAATGCTTTAAAAAATTTCAAATGTAAAATAATTATGATTATTAACCATTGTGAATTATTAAGAGATTATTTCAGAGATTATTATAAGTCTTCTTATGATGTTCAGTATCAGATAACAAAAAAGATATCAAAGCATATGATAATATCTAATTTATAAATTTATAATACTAAATTTATAAAAATCGTTTATATTAATGTTTTATTATAATTCTTTTTGTGTTTTTATACAATGGTTTAACATTGGTTTTCTCATCAAATTATTATAATTAATGGCAATCTTTGGCGCGCCAAGAATCCGCCAATTTATAGGCTGTGTCACTTTTTGTATTTTTTTTGGCGGAAATTGGCAAAAATTACATTCAATATATATATATATTATTATTGTATTATAATTTAATATATTTCTTAAAATTCCGCCAAAAATATATAAATATAATATAAAAAGGATATATACTAAATTATATTTTTTTTGGCGGAATTTTTGGCGGAGAATTTCCGGCCGCCATAAAATATATAAAAAAGATATATAGAGGTTATTGGCGGGATTTCGGCGGCGCCAATTAATATATAAAAGTGATATAGTTGAATTATGGCCTTTTAAAAAAGCCGCTACGTAAATATTGAGGCGGAAAATATTAATTAATAGGTATTAATTGTGCCCTTTATGTATTACATCCAGCCAAAAAAATATTTAATAGGTATTAATTGTGCCCTTTATGTATTACATCCAGCCGAAAAAATATTTAATAGGTATTAATTGTGCCCTTTATGTAATAATTTAAGGTTTTTTTTTTCTATATATAATGTATATACGTAATGACTAGAACAGGAAAGAAAGCAGTTTTTAGAATGGAAATGATACAAGCAGGAAAAAACATGTTAAAGGACGAAAAAATTGAATACAAGGAGCCAATAAATGACATAGACGAGCAAATAAAAGAACTAGCAAAGACAAATAGTGATAGATACGTGGTATTTCCATTATATGACAAGAAGAAAAAACTCAAAACATATTATATAGCAGAGGGTATGACATGCTGGACAAGAAAAACCCGCCACATTATTTCTCTTTCTGAAAGTATGAGAAAATTAAATGGATGTATTAGACACAAAGAGATGAAAGGGTATGAGTTATTAAATTGGTCATCTAGTATAAATAGCACCCTTGGTATGGCTTTTGATAATTTCAATGATGAATATTTAAAACTAGACGCTATAAGAGATAGCATGAAAAAAGTAAAAAACACTGATACAGTATTTTATATGACAACACAAGCACTAATAAAATATATAGATATTATCATCCCATTATATCTACGCATAATTAGAGTTATAGAGAATTTGCTTGAAGCATTCACGCTATGCTATGACACATTCCAGGAATTTATAGAGGAATGGGACGAAGACGAGCAAGAAGATATATTATATAAAAATTTCTATGATTATTATAACGGGGATGATGCTGAATTAAAAAATGACTGTATTAATAAAATACATAAAATATTAAATTCATTTAATGAGAATTATGATAGATATGATATTTCTAAATTCCCAATAGGTTTGGTATTCGGCTTAACCGTAAAAATAGGAAATTTAAATAATATTTCATGTGTTAAGGCTGATTATGTTAAAAATACCATGGTAACTAATGAAGACAATGAATATTTATATATTATTGGTTCATGGTATTCATTCATAGAAGAGAACAGAGAAAGAATATATACTACATTGGATGCCTTAGAATTATTCAGTGAAAAATTATAGACTCGGTATTTTATAGAATATTTAAATTTACTATTAATAATTTTATATCATGGTATTCACTATGAATACAATGATAAACCATGAAAAGCAAGGAAAAAGCATGAAAGCCGGGGCGGAAACCAGTGCCAAAACCTGAGACAAAATTTAAATATCATAATTTTTTTTATATATAAATATATTGATAACAAATTTAAATTTACTATCAAATTTTTTCTGATACCAAATTTAAATTTAATAGATAAAAAAATATATCTATATACGCAAAGCGTTTTGATTATATCAAAATAGATATATTTTTTTA